TCAATAACGATGATCATTTCTCGGCCTGTAACTAAAAGAACTTGGTAAAGTAGATTTGTTCTCGTTATCAACCGAAGGAAACACAACCGGAACACTAAAAGAGATGTTTGTATTAGATGTATTTCCATCTGATAAGGTCTTATTTCCTCCTAAACCAAACGAACCTAACATGACTCCTATTCCGGCCTTGTCTTCTGAGTTGGAGGTATTTGTCAATGCGATATTGAAATCAACATCTTGTACAACATGTCTTTTGTTTTTCAGTATGACTGTCGTGTAATCTTCTGATTTTATATCTCTAGGATTAATCGCGCAATCCGTGTCTTTTAACTCTTCCTGAGCTTCTCCTATCCCTTGTACAATTTGAATCAGAGTCTCTTTTATAAAATCTTTGAGTTCCATTCACTTATATTTATAGCTTCCGCTGGTTAAAACAATCTGTGCATACTTCCCAATACAGCATAAACCTTACGAATCATATTGACAGGAATATCTTGATCGCTGTATTCCGGATTTTTATTTGTAGGTATCAAGCGAATAAAACCGTCTTTGTTCGAACGCCCCATGCGTTTAATGGTTCGATAACTATTGGTGATAAACCCATACACTTCTCCATATGGTAGATACTCAATCGGATCAGTCATTTCCTTCATCGCTATAAAGTCGCCACTATTTAACTCTGGTTCCATAGAGTGACCGGTTATGTTGCACCAAATAACACCTTCTTTATTATAGGGTTCAAAGTTGATGTAGTAATCAGGGGTTCGGGTTTGATCATTGAGAACAATATCAAAACCGCCAATGAAGTCTACATTATAATAAGGTGCTCCTTTGCATTCATAATTAACCTCTGGGGTAGATGTTTTTTCTTTTAGCATGGAACCACGACCAGTAAGAAGCCAAGACTCCGAATAAAGGGGATAATTTTCAACTATAGACTGAAGCCACTTTGACTGAATATCCGTTCCATTATTTATGGCCCTGGATAACACTCCCTTGCTCGCCCCTATAATCTTTTCAAATGCTGTAATCTTGACCCCCTCATTTGCAGCTATTTGTTCAATACGATGTAAAATTGTCTCCATGTTTGTTGAAAATTATCTTCGTTATATTTGTTTAGTTGAAAATTATCAACTAATATTGCATCGTGTTTCTGTAATGAAACACGGCGATAAAGATATGAAAAGGAATTGTTAAACACAAAAAATCAAAGAATATGGCAGATGTATTGGTAAAAATTGGAGTAAGCAAGTTGCTTCAGGATCGTTTCGGGGTTAGTGCTCCTACGGTTCGTAAGGCGCTGAGAGGGATTACGAAGTCTGAACTGGCTAATCGGATCAGACAGGTAGCAATTAAGGAGTATGGCGGAAGAGCCGAAAAGACGGAACGGGTTATTATTTATAAATAGTAACAATTGTATAGATATGCCTACGGAATTTGAATTCAGAAATTTTACAGAACTACTTACTGTGATAGAAGATGTATCAAACATTTATATAGGTGAGGAAGGTATTTGTATAAAAATGGCACCAACAAACCTGCCAGGGATATACAGATTCCAGCTATGGCAATGTTGCGATTGCGAATTTCACGATGGATGCGATCTACCTCTATTAGTCCGTCATAAGTCAGTGTTGGAGTCAGAAAACCAGAAGATGGTGGATAATAATGAAAAGAAGTCCTTTTATAATTACCCACAGCTCCTCCTCCGAAAGGTTTTTTGTAGGTTAAAAAGTTTTTTTCTTTTAGCCTTTTACAAAATTTCAGATACTGCTTATAGCAAGGATCACTTGTATGACAAAGAGGTTCCCCCTCTTTCAAAGAAGCTATTTTAAGTAATAACTTTTTTTCATTCATAATACATTTTTAGTTAGATGGCCTAAAGTTAGGCGTATAAACCATAACCTCCAACTATTCCCGTCAAGAAAGTTAAAGGCTTGCAGATGCCGGATCGGGTCCGGCGACGGGACAACTAGATAATATTAAACTTACTGACATGAAATCATTGATAATAATACTAATGGCACCTTTTATGCTAATAGGAACCCTATATAGCATACATACTATCACATCAAATATGGATAACGGAAAACCTATTCCCTGCTTGGCATGCGGAATAATAATTCTTGTGATCATCTGGCTAGTGAAAATGGCAAATATTCCGGAAGAAGACTATAAAAAGATTGATCGGCTTTTTAAAAAGCTGACTGATGAAGATAAACAATCAAAGTAGGTTTAGGCAAGATTGGTTTAGGTTTGAATCGGTACGCGGCCCGCGGTACGAGGGCATCCCGGATAACTCAGCAGGTAGAGTACGGCGTTTGGCTATTGTCAAACGCTATGGTGTCCCAGGTTCGAATCCTGGTCCGGGAACTAATAAAAAAGTAATTAAGCGATGAATATCGGACTGGATGACATAATTGTACGGACGTTTCAAAACACACCGACGGTGTGGGTGTCGGAGCGGTTTATTTGCAATACGCTCGGGAGTGGAATGGATGAATATTTACGGACCGCAGGACGCAGAAATTATAAATCATCCGTTTCTCCCTGCTATCGTACAAAAGACATTTTACCGGTTACCGGTAAATCCTGGCGTTACGCTCGAATCGGCGGTCGTTTTTACTATGATTACGATTATATCCCTGACCGGAAAGATACCCAATATCGTTCCCGGTTGGGAGATAAAGATACATTGCTTCATTTGGCCGATATGGCTAAGGCTGAGAATCGTGAAATCAGCCTGAAAGAAGCAGAAGAGTATCTGATCCGGAAGGTGACAAACCGAATAGACCAGTCAGATATTATATATTACCAGTTTACTCCGGTCAAAGGCGTGTGCAAATTTAATCATGCCCAGGCTCGTGATATAGCCGAGGCTCTCCAATGGCTCCGCGTTGCTCGTGAGATGACAGAGAATAAGAGTTATCAGGAACTGGACATTAAACGCCAGGAGGATTTTTTCAATCTATGTGGTTCAATCCTGCACTCACGAAAGTTATACGGTTTTACAATCACTACCGGTGGCAGTTTCCGTAAGAAACTGATCTATTTCCCTACAGACGAAGAAGGACAGCGCGAATACATGATTTCTGGCCGTTGGGGTAACGACAATGCCCGCAGGCTTGGCCGTGAAAAGCTGGTTGATGTTGAAACAGGTGAAATCTTTACTATCGATGTACATCAGGCCATTATCTGCGATCTGTGGATGAATATCGGAGGAACAGGCAAAGGCAGTAAGATTGAACTTTGGCAACAATATCAGGAGGATATTAGCTTTATGGGCTATGAACCGCTCAGCTATTCAACCTTCTGTCATTACACCAACTCATATGATACCCGCTTCAAGACTTGCAAGGAACGTCATGGGGAGAAGTATTTCAATTCGACTTACCTTCCTTATGTCACAAGCAAAAAGCTTGCGTATGCCAACTCTTTATGGTGTGCGGACGGTTCCGGTACAATCGGTTACCAGTACCGGGATGCCAAAGGCAAACAACGCCTGATGCGCCTGTATGTAATGGTGGTCAGCGACGTTGCCACGGGCAAGATCGTCGGCTGGTGTCCGTCATTGCCCGGACAGCATTCGGAGTCCGATTATATGTTGAAAGAGGCCATGATGATGGCCCTAAAAGGCTGCGATAAACGCGAAGTCATGGAGTTTATCAGTGATAACGGCCCTGTGTTCTCTTCCGGAACCGGTCAGGCTCTCCTTGATCTTGTTTGCCGCCATCACAGAAGCATCGAGCCGGGAAACTCGCAGGCAAACTACGGAGAAACACAATTTCGTCTGTTTAAAAAGCGTCTTCGTCGCCTTGACAACTGGATGGGGACAAGCTGGGATGCCAAGAATATTGAGAATATGAACAATGAAGATTATGTCAATATGGACGCGTTCCCTACTTACGAAGAAGCTATTGCACAACTGGAAGGTAAAATAAACGACTGGAATAACGAAAAAACTCATACAGGCGTTACACGCAGTCAATTGTATGCCGAAAACATGCATCCTGATTGTAAAGAGATAGACGAACGCGTTTGGCGTAGACTTGATGGTCGTTACAGTCCTCAGGAAATAACGCGCCAGCGTTCAACGATAATACTTGAAAAACAAAAAGTAAAATACAAATTCGATATACCTGATTTTGAAGTGTTGGGTGAGATTGTTCAGGAATATCTGGGGTATGCCAACAAGGTTGAAACAGATATTTATTGGGACGACGAAAGTGCCGATGTCTATACGAAAGACGGACGGTATATGTTCACATGCTACACTACTCCTAAAGCAACCACCAGTCATGCAGAAGCCACGGATGAAGGTATGGCTGCAATCGGTAAAGGTATGATCCGTAAGGCTAAAACACACAAGAAAGTGAATGATTTCACCGAAAATGTCAAAACCGTTGCCGAAGCCCTCTACAACGAGTATCCTGAACGCTACGGTAACGTTTGCCGACAGACCAAACATGCTAAGGAACGTTCGAATGAAGAACGGGAAAAAGCTTTAGAAGCCAAAGCAAAGCAGAACTCGCAAAAGGCTCGCAAAAAGCCGACAGCTGTAACTGCTGACACTAGCGGTGACATGAACGAATACATGAAAATGAGAGAGAAACTATATAAAAATTAAACTTATATGATTACAGTAGAACAAAAAGAACAGATCGCCCAGGCTGCGATCGATTATGCTATATCCAATGGCTGGGTAAGTGATAAGACGACTGGTGTAAACCAGATGGCCCAGTTTACCAAGGTGAACGTCGCTTATATTTCGCACATCATGCGCATGGATTTTACCTACCGGGATTCCAAGGCAAATGTAGACAAGCCTATTGCTGATCGTTGGTTCGTGCAAATCGCTGATGCTATAGGCGTAAAGCTGGTAAAAGATTATTGGCCCCATATCGATACGCCTCAGTTCAAAGCAATCGACCTGGAACTGCGTGAAGCTTTGGCAACAAGTGCCACCCGTGTACTGATCTGCGAGAGCGGTAGTGGTAAGACATATACAGTCAACCGTTTTCGGAAGGAATACCCGAACCGGGTATTTGTGATAACCTGTCATCACTATGATACTATCAATGACTTGATCGAAAAAATGGCGGAAGCTATCAATTATAAACTTTATGAATCCCGTACCAGCCGCAAATTGTCCGGAATAAATTTGCAGTTATACCTAATGGGGAAAAACGAAGGGAAAAAGCCTATGTTGATTTTCGATGAAGCTGAAAATCTTACATTAAATACTTTCCAGATGCTGAAAGCTATGTATGACACACTTAAGTGGACTTGTGCTACTGTCCTGATCGGCACAGATCAGTTGATGACGATAATGGATAAGCTAAAGAGCAAGAATAAACCGGGTATGCCTCAGTTCTATCGTCGTTTTAAGGCCGGTATTCGCCATATTGTTCCGATGGACAAGGACTTTAATATTTTCTTGAACGACCTTCCTTTTCCTTCTTCTTTCAAAAAAACGATCAGGGGCATTTGCGAGAATTATGGAGAGTTGCATGATTTCCTTGTTCCTGCCATGCGCGAAGCTGATGAAATGAATGTCCCGCTTACGGAAAGGTTTTTCCGGCTGAAATATCAGTTACCGATCAAGGAATAATTACTATTTAAACACTGATAAAATGGAATTAAAATTAGATGAAAAGGCTGTTTGTAAGGCCTGCAAGAAAAACAAAGTACAGGTTGACATTTGCCGGGCAAAAGATCAGACGGTACGTAGTCAGGTAGATGTAGAGTTCTCAGTTTGCGGCGTCTGTGGTCGCTCATATTGTAGCCTTCGTGCCGATCCGGACCGTCACATTTGTGAATTCTGCGACGATGAAATCTATAACAATGTACAGGAAGATGGCACCCTGGCACGCGAACTCATTTGGAAAGACAAGAAATAATCCCGAACGGTTATCGTGTGGCGGTTCGATTCCGCCTCCGGGAACTTGATAATTGAAAATTAAGAATTAAAAATTGAAAATTATGGCAACACAAAAGAAAACAAAAAAGCCCGTTTCACACGCTCTTTTCTGGACGCTCATTAAAGAAACTCCGGGGTATAAGGATGCCTACAAAGACGTGATCAAGGAAGGTCTGGTCAATCAGCACAGTGGTGGCAAAACTTGCTCCCTATCAGAGATGTATAAGAAATACCCAGCTGAATACAGTAACATGTTGGAAGCCATGAAGGGCAATACAGAACAGCGCAGAGTCCGGTATGACGAAGATCGTGACAAGGCAGCCAAACGTGTGATCGCAGCGATCTGCTCCTGGCTGGATAAGCTTGGGTACAAATACCCAACCCCTACCGATAAAATCCGTTACGCAATGGCCGTTGCTTGTCGGGCCGCCAATTGTGGAAACTTTAATGCAATACCCGAAAGCCGGTTAAGCGCGATTTACAGCCTGTATTGCAAGAAAAACAGTATCGAAACCGAAGGTAATCCGGCATTGGATTACGTAATATCGAAGAACTGATATGATTTACACCGATCGTAAATACAACAAGACACAGAAACTCACCCGGCAGGAACAGATCGAACAGCTAGAAAAACAGCATGATGAGTTAGCCGATCAGATGTATGAGTATCCAGCCATGTGCACAACAGAAAATATCAACCGCCTTAATGGCCTCGCCTCTCAGATCGAGATCATGAAAGGTAATAAGATAATCAATTTTTAATCATTTAAAATCATAATACAATGACAGATTTAAGCAAATTATCCAGCAAAGAACTGGAAGAGTTACTGGCAAAAAAGCGCGAAGAAGAGCATCAGGTCGCATTGGAAAAACGTTCTGCTTACGAGGGTATCCGGGCAGAACTGGTTCAGAAAGTAGAAAACAAAGTACGTGCTGTATGCGAAGAAGTAAAAGGGTTACATTCTTTCTGTGTTGCTGAATTGAGCGCCTTTCGTGAAGTATTGGCCGAATATGGTCAGCTCCGCACCTCCGGACAAATGAATTTCACTATTCAGGAAGGTAAATTCCGCATTGAGGTAAGGGCCTGTAAGGTTAAAAAGTTCGACGAACGTGCTGACGCAGCAGCAAGCCGTTTGATAGAGTTTCTACAGGCATGGATTGAAGGTAAAGACGATGGACAAAACAATCCTATGTACCAGTTGGCCATGACATTACTGGAACGTAATAAGTATGGTGATCTGGATTATAAGTCGATCAGCAAACTGTATGAACTGGAAGATCGCTTCAATGATCCTGAATACTCTGCTATCATGACCTTATTCAAAGAAAGCCATTTGGTAGAAGGTACTTCTACAAACTTCTATTTCTTTGAAAAAAACGGTATGGGCGTCTGGAGAAAATTGGAACCATCTTTTAATCGCCTTTAAACATGGAACTATTAACAGGACATGAATTGTACGAAAAGTACAAAGGTCGGAAAGCCACCTTTGACAATATGGAAGGTATTGTATGCGGATATAGCAGCGAATAATGGTTGGAAGTTCCATCAACGTGAAAGCGACGATAACATTATCACCCATCGCAATAACCCGGAAGGCTATTTCTATTGCACAGAACGCCGGATCAAATAAATCCCGAACGGTTAACGGGGCGGTTCGATTCCGCCTCCGGGAACAATCACTTTAAATACAAGTAAAATGAGCACACAAAAAAGAATTATCGAAGTCATCCCACCCCTCTATCAAAAGGTCTGGGAAAAAATGACGTTGAATGGCTATCGTTGTCCTCTATGCGGTGGTCAGGGTGGTCGATCAGAGCAGATCGGTTTCAATAAATATGAAGAAACCAAATGTGACTACTGCGATGGAACCGGAAGGGTTAAGGCTGAGATACAGATTGATTGGAAGCCGGATCATGGTGAAGGGGCCTGAAAATATCCTGATCCGCAATTTATCCGATCAGGATCGGGAGATGTTGAATCAGGTCATGCAAGAAACCGGATGCCGGCAAGCATCAAAAGCCGTCCTAAAGGCGGCTTACTCTTTTGTCCGGTCGGCAGCCTTAATCAAACGACAAGGTGACCGGATCAGGGAACTGGAAGCTGAGAACTACATACTCCGACGTAACGCTACACAGATCGTCGAGTATAGTAAGAAACTGGACTTAGTGTTATCAAAAACACGTAAGTAATACGTAAATAAAAATCAAACAGATCTTTTTGATATCAATAATCAATAAAACATACAATCATGAACAGATTAAAAGCCGAAGATGCCCATAAGCTGGCAAAAGAAAATTCAGTCGTGATCCAAAATGAATTGGACAGGATCAATGAAATGATAGCCCAATCAGCCAAAGAAGGACGTTTCCAATTGAATTATACGTCCGAAACCTCTGCTATTAACCTGATAACTCCTGTTCAAGAACAGTTATCCGAAATGGGATATAAAGTTCAAAGTTTCAGTTTGAAAAATATCAGTTTAACAATAATGTGGTGATAAAAAAGCACGAAATGAGTAAGAAACAAACATATGATATGGTTCAAGCAAATATCATGTTTCCTGATATGTCTAATACATTCGCTGATTTTTTTTGTGGTTGTGGTGGTCTGTCTTTGGGATTCATTCAAGCGGGATTGAAATGCATCTCTGCTATGGATATTGCTCATGAGGCTATATCGACATATTGGTATAACCTTTGTTATAAAGGTTGGAGCCATTTGTATGTTCCTGAGACGACTACTTCACAGCAAATGAAGAAGTTTACGAAATATATGGGAGATGGTACAACAGGAAATTGGCTTTTTAAAAATGGGATTCCGGATAATTGGTTGTCCGTATCCAATCCAATGCCATGTTTGAATCTCTTTTTGTGGAGTATATTAGATTTGGAACCTGAAGAGTGGATGGATATAATCGATGTTCGCCCAGGTGACATACGGATATTTGCCGGTGGTCCTCCATGCCAGGGTTTCAGTACTGCAAATACTTCCAGGAATGAATACGATAAAAGAAATCAGCTACCATTGCGATATATTCATTACGCGAAGATTTGTAAACCGGAAGTTGTATTTATGGAAAATGTACCAGGTCTACTATCACTGGGTAAGAAAAAAGGAGAAAAAGAGGGACCTTTCGTTCGTTGGATTCGTGAAGCATTTGATGAAGCAGGCTATGAGATGGACTATCAAGTACATGACGCCGCTGACTATGGAGTTCCACAAAGGCGCAAAAGAGTAATATTCTTGGCTCATAGGAAAGATGCGCCTCATTGGCGTAACTTCCATATGGAAAAAGAATATGGAAAAGATGGGATGCCTTGGGTTCATACAATAGAAGCTATTGGAGAATTGCCGCCATTACAAGCAGGTGAATGTTGGGGTACAAAAGGCAAGAATGCTGTGATGCATCCTTACGGTTACAATAAAAAGGATGGTTATGTCATTTGTCCCTCATGCTTAAAATACAATCTTCAGGAAAGAAAGAATTGTCATCATTGTAATTATGATCTGACAAACCCAATAACAGGAGGAGTTATTCGATTGCCAGGATTGGGTACTCTTATCGATACGAAAGTAGATGTTGACAATACAATGTTGAGAAAAGCATTTTTAGAAAAGTAATTGATAATAAAAAAAGTGAACATCATAGATAGAATACAGAAGTTAGATGCTAAAATACAGCGAATCAAGGAAGAAAAAGCTGATAAAATGAAAGCTAAGTATCAATATCTGGTAGGTCATGCATCCACTAGGCGCATACATCATACGAAAAGATTACAGCGATAGATCAGGTTAATACTGATAGATATGGAGATGAAATCGTATTTGATTGTATCTATGTTTATTCTGACAACAGAGGTGACGAGTATAACAATAGTGCCAGTATTCAACTTGATGGATATGGACTCTGTTATACTCAAGACATTGATAAACAAACCATAAGCCTTGATACCTTTGATGAGTTTTTTGATGTCTGTGTGGATTTAATAAAGAGGAAAAAACTGTATTGTATGTGGCTGTATCCTGATGTAGAATACGGGGATATGGATACAAACTTGGTTCTTGGTTGACAGGATATGTTTTCCAATAGAAAGACTACTCCCGACACGAGTGCCGGGAGTAGTTAATTTAGAACTAAAACTGTTTATTTTTTTCTGTTTCTGCTATGTTAGTAAATCTACTCATATATGCCCTAAGCATAGATATACAACCTTCCAGTGTATTATCCCGGTTGCTGGGATAATAAATCGTAGCATCATTGTCGTTTCTGAAATAGTCTGACAAGCTAAATGAAAAACTTTCTAAGACGCCATCTTTGCCATCTTCTTTAAAGATTTTGACTCCGACAGATTGGGTACAGATTTTTACAGTGCATTCTAGTATTAAATGTTCCATGATAATTTGAATTAAAATAATAACACAAATATCGGTAAATATATAATAGAAACAAATCTTATGACAGAAATATTTCAAATCACGAAAGATGTGAAATAAAATATCGCTTATATGTTTACAAACATGCAAGCGATTGTTTTTCATAGCTAGTAAAAGGGTACATTTGGGAATTGTAATACACTTTAAATTTCAAGACTATGCATGTATATGTTTTAACACCAGTCGATTGTCCCGAGATAATGATGACGCTCGAAGAGTTTACAGATCATTTTGATGATCCTGATTATTTTCCTTTAGTGACTAAAGAACGGGTAAAAGAAGAAGTTGTAATAGCTAAAGAATTATTTACTAATGCAGGATGGGAAGGTGATGGAACTATGAGAATCATGTGGATACCCCCATTTATCAAAGGAGGGACAAGTGATACTTGGGGCGATTTTGCCTACTTTATTAAACAGAGTAACAATGGTATATGTTATGTTTGTACTCATCATCCAATTCCTATTGAAGAAAGCTGTGATTTGAGATAAACACGAAGCCCGGAGGCATGACCTTCGGGCTTTATTTTTTGTCGGGATTTAGGGTTCACCCAGGTGGGTAACTATAATTTCCACCTGGCGAGGGGTCAGAAGTTTTTGTCCGGAATGGTAACCGGCTTCGGTTAACTTCGCGTGGAGTTGGTTGTTCTTCATCCACTTCTTTAACTGGGCACTGGCACTCGGCGGGGTGTTCCCGGGGAAATAAAGCTGGGCCAGTTCCTGAAGGCCATAGGCCCTAATAACAAAGTTGTCCATTTCGTAGGGTATTGATTAGATTGTAAATGTAAGGGATAAAATAATAGGGTACAACCTTTTTCGAAAAAGGATGCACCCTATTTTAAAATAGCATACATGCTATTGGTCTACTCGATCTCCGGACGGTCGCTACCACCACCACCGGTATTGCCAGCGTCGGCCTCCTTTTCCGCTTCCTTCTCGAAAGCGGTCAACTGACGGGTTTCACGTAGTTTGCTTCCAGGGCTGAAAACAATCTTCGGCTGCTTGATCAGCGAAGTGCTGAAGTCCTTTGTCGTTAGTGATCCGGTACTGCCCACCGCCAGGCGGAAGTTACCTATCTCACCGAACTGGACGATACGGCCAGCCTTCAGGTGTTTGTCCAACATGTAGTTCATACGGTCGAGTACCGCTTTCACATCGGCTGATGTCAGCGTACAGGTTTCAGCAATGTCGCTGCAAAGTTCGGTAAACGGAACATAACCGTTGTTTACTGCCTGAGCATAGAACTTCTTCGGGTTCTCTTTGTTGTCTTTTCCCAGGTTCTTTCGTTCGATCAGTTTAAATTTCTGTGCCATGATTTGATAATTAAAAATTGATAATTGAATATTGAAAATTGATGTTTTAATCGCGATTACATGTGCAAA